CTCAGATGCGGCACCTACGGTTACAGACTCTCTGTTCGCGTACCAGTGACCGATCAGCAGTAGCGCGCCCTGCTCGACGCTCTTAGTGATATTCATGGCATTTTCTGGAGGGTCCGGAAGCGGCGACGCGGCACCGTAAAGCGTTCTGTTTGTCCAGTCAGCGAACGCGTCGTAAGCCGCATCGATGTATAGCTGTATCAGCGCATCTTCTTCGTCATAGTCAACGCGCAGATGGTTTTTTACTACCGCGAGGTCGATCATTTACGGCCTCCTTGCCCGCCAGGGCTGCAACTTTCAGGTGATCCACTGCGACGATGGCGCAGCGCTCGGACACTTCTTGCTCGCCGGCTTCGATATGGACAACGTGATTGCCGTCCACCGCGAAAGGAAACGGCTTGGTTACGATGATGGTCGGCATCACTTGCCTCCTTGGCTTACAGCGGCCCGATGTGCGGATTACCGCGGATGACGCCGGCCGCGCAGAGCAGGGTCGGACTGGTGCCGGATACGGTCTTCACGATCACGCGGACGTATCGCTTCTCGCCCTTGTAGCCGATGCGGGATACCGAGTTGCTGGCAACGATCACCGGCTCGGCGCCGTCAAGCTGGGTGTCGGCCACTGCGGCGAACGTGATGTTGTCAGCAGAATCCTGCACCTCGAAGGTGAAGGTCGGGGTTGCAGTGCCGCCAATGGCGCCGGCCTCGATCAGCACCACGGCCGACGAGTAGTCGTGAAGGTCTACGCCGGCACCATCGACAGCCGCAACGACAGATGCAGGCGCCAGGGACTGGACGAAATTGATATCGCTTTTCAGGTCTTTCATGGACATGGGTTGCTCTCCGAAACTTGAATCGAATAATCAGGGGCCTTTCGGCCCCTGATCGCTGCCAGGCTTAAACGCTGAGCGTCAGAACCTTCACCGCCTGCGAATCGGTCAGCATGCCGCCGACGCGCTTGGTGGTGTAGAAGCCTACGTTTGGCTTGTTGGTGTAGGGGTCGCGCAGAACACGGGTCCCGATGCGATCCACGATGGTGTAGGCTCTGGCGAAATCGCCAAACATAACCGCGTTGGAGTCAGCCGCTACAGCCGGCATGTCCTCGTTCTCGGCAATGTTGTAGCCAAGCAGCATGGAAGGCGCGCCGGCCTCGATGCCTGGACGCCACAGATAGTTGCCCTGGGTGTCCTTCATGGTGCGAACCTTGAACAGGGTCAGGTTAGGCAGCATCCAGCTTGCTCCAGAGCGATACCCGGCCTTGAGGGTGTACACCAGCTTCAGCAGGTCGTCCGCGTCGAAGTCGCCAGCAGTGCCGGACTTGACGTTCTGCAGTGTGCCGAAAGGGCGAGTGCCGTCTGCAGTGAGGGCCATGGTATAAGCCAGGATGCCCTTGGGCTTGTTGATGCCGTCGCCAGACAAGAACGCCAAGCCTTCCTGTTCAGAGAACTCGCGGGCCACCTCGCCATTCAGCCATGCCTCAGCATTGAAGAACATATCGTCAAGGCTGGTCTGCGTGGCTTGCGGGTTGGCATAAATCTCGCCCATGACAGCAGCGATCTGCGCCAGAGTCGGAGTGCCAGTAGCAGGGCGGGCAGCCGTTTCGCCGACCCAGCCTGAACCAGCGCCGCCGAGGTTCACCAGCTTCTTGTAATCCGGGGTGCTGACCGTGATCTGGCTGCACACTTGGCGCATTGGCGAGATGTCGCGCAGGATCTCAAGGATGCTGCGGTCAAGCTCTTCGGGAACCGCGAAACCGCCGTCAGCTTCAACAGTGGTCTGCAGAGCCTTGGCTTGCAGTTCGGCCAGGCCGTCATCTTTACCCTTGCGGATAAAGTTCATGAACGCGGCCTTGTGCTCCGACACTTCCTTTCCTACCGCGCCTGGACGCTTGGCGCTCTTGATCTCGTTTTCCAACTCAGTCTTGAGGCTGTCCAGTTCGGACAGCTTGCCGTTCAGGGTTTCAACCTGGCCAGACAGCTTGCCCTTTTCAGACTCCAGCGCCTCGACGCGCTTGTCGTTGATGGATTTGAACTCGTCAAACTTCTTGCCGAGCGCTTCTGCTACGTCTTGTACGTCTTTGATTTCAACAGCCATGGTTAGGCTCCTTGCATTCTAGTCAGTAGGGTTTTCAACGATTGCAGCGCTTCATCGGTCGCCACCTCTCGCGGCGTGATAGCGCTATAGCCTTTGGCCATGAAGGCCTTGGCCTGGGAACCGGAAAACCCAACCTCTCGAAGGGCCTTCTCGACCTTGCTGGGCGGAGGCGTTTCGCCACGCTCCAGCAAAGATTTCACTTCGGAAATGCGCGCCTCATCGTTCGCGGGGAACGTGACCAGGGAGATCTCCCACAGGTCGATCTCCTTGAGCAGAAACGCGCCTTTCTCGTTGTCGTATTCGTAATCCTTGAGCATGTAGCCGATAGACAGGCCGGACAGGCTGCCAGCCTTCATATGGGCATGGGCACGCTTTGCGAGCGGGTCGTCATTGATCAGCAGTCGCCCTTTGACTGTCAGGCCCACGTCATCCTCACGAACTTCGGTATAGATGCCGATGGGCTCGCGGGTGTCGTGCTGCCACAGCAGTGCAGGCTGGCGGCCTTTGGCTTGCAGCGCCTCAAGACTGACCTTGAATGCGCCAGGCATCACGATGTCTGAGTAGCTATCCTTGACCCCAAAGATGGAGCCATAGCCCTCAAATTCCCCGCTATCGCTGACGGACTTGATCGTCAGCGGAATATCAAGGCGTTGTTTGGTCAGCATTGGCTTGCTCCGGTTCGGTGGTCATGTTCATGGGGGTCAGGTAAATATCACCGCCCTCTCTCGGGTTCATGTCTTCAAGGTCGCGGCAATCGTTGGGGCTCAAGATGCCCCACTGAATACCCTTTCCATAGGACTCATACCGACCCTTCAGGTCGCCGCGCATCAGTGCGCCGGCATTGAATTTGGCGTAATGGTTGAGCCGGTCCTTCTTGTTGAGCAGCCCAACTTGTATGCGGTGCTCGATGCGGGTCAGCAACGGAACCAGTGAGTAGTTCACGAAGCTCATGCCCATGTGCTCAATGTTGTTGAGGGTCATCTTTTCCATGTTGGCCACCAGATGCGGCGGCACTCGGAACAGACCGCAGATCTGAGCGTCCGTGAGCTTGCGCGTTTCAATGAATTGCGTGTCCTGGGCGTTGAGGCTGATGGGCTTCCAGTCCAACCCCATCTCCAGAATCATCGGCTTATGGGCATTGGCCACGCCCATGTGCTCGCCCTGAAACTGAGTCTTGAGGCGGCTGAAAGCCTCGTCAGTCAGCCCCTGCTCGGTCGATAGAACGCCAGATGCCACCGCGCCATTCGTGAACAGCTTGGCCTGATGCAGACCCATAGCCTGACCAAGGCCGATAGCCTGGCGGGCGTATGCGATAGGATTGAGCCCGTTCAGGCCGTCCAGCGTGAAGAGGCGAACATGCCAGATCTCGTCCTGGGTAAGCGTGCGGGTGCCGCTCTTGAAGTCGACTTGATACTCGACGGTCCAGTCGTCGTTGAGCTTCGGCTTCACAATGGCCGGGTTAATGGGAAGCAGCTCGACCACCTCGCCAAAGGCCATGACCTTGTAGGCAAAGAAGTTGCCGCGCAGGCAAAGGCAGGCGGTCAGAAGCTCCCACCACTCCTGCGCCGTCATGTAATCGTTGGGGGCGATTGATAGCAGCGAGGCGAGCCGATGGCTTGTAGCCTGCTGCCGATTACGCCCATCCTGTCTGAACAATCTGCAGGGCAGCATGCCCACAGACTCTGCCAGTACCCGCACGCAGTTGAACACTACGAGCTGCTGCATAGCTGACGAGGTGGTGACGCTCTGCCCTGACGTGGTTTCGTAGCCGACGCCAAGCGCGGCCGCAAGCTTCTCCGGGGAGTCGAGAAGCTCGGGGTCGCTCTTCGAGAAGAGGCCGGCGATGCTTTTGAGTAATCCCATTAAAGAGTCCTGATGCCGTGTTTGATGAGGTGGTCCGAAAGAGTGTCCTCTTGGCCGCCGCCTGCGATTGCCCTGCTTAATGCGGTGATCGCCCCGACAACTCCATCAATCTTGTTTTCGGGTCTTTCTTTGTTCGGGTAGATATTGTCCTTCACGTCCGTCTTGGCTATGACGTTGCTAGCCATCCATGTCAGAACGGGGCAGTCTCCGTGCGCCAACAACTTGCGCAGCACCAATGCTTCGAACTCTTTCATCGGCTCCGATATGTTCTGCACGGTCTGGCGTACCTCGACCATCAGCATTCCTTCGGCCTGCATCTCTTGCGCAAGCTGTGTGGCCTGCCAGGGGTCATAGGCGACCTCCTGAACATCGAAGCGCCCGGCGAACTCTCGCAAGTCATCCTTGATCACCTCGAACTCGATCACCTCGCCATCGGTCAGCGTCAGCAGGCCCAGCGCATCGAACTCGCGATACCGGCTGGTATTGCTGTCAAGCTCTTCGATTACCCTGGCTTCTGGCAGGTAGTACCTGCCGTGCAAATGCCAGAGCGGGTCACCTTCCACTGGCGGGAAGAGAAGCAGAGTGGCGGCGATGTCGATCTTGCTGGCCAGGTCCAGGCCGATATAGCAGGGTCTGCCCTCCAGCTCACTGAGGCTCTTGCGCTTCGGGCATTGCTTCCATCGCAGCATGTTGATCCACGCGTTCTTCGCCCCGACCCATTGGTTAAGGTGCTTGGTACGAAACGTGGTCTGCTTGGCTGCGGACTGCATAGCGTCACGCTGACGGGCTTCGAGGAAGTCGCCGCTGATGCTGATTCCGTAGTTCGGGTTGGCCTTTATCAGGGACTTAACATCTGTCCAGTCGTCGCCATCGTCGATGGTGTAGAGTATTGCCCAAAGGTCTGGCCGCTCGATCGCACCTTCGAGCATGCGTTCGCAATCACGAATCAACTGATGGCATGGACCGCCAATGCTGGAGCCAGCCGTGGTAATCACCAGCATGATCGGCTGCTCGCGGGCACCCATGCCGGTCTCCATCGTGTCAAACAGCGTGGAGTCCTGGTGTTCGTGGTACTCGTCAACGATCGAGCATGACGGGCTTGAGCCGTCACCAGGCTTACCGATGACAGGCTCGAACCGCGAACCATCCTCCATGCGGAACATGTTGGAGGCGTTTACTTCTACGCCGTAGTGCTCCTGCAGGGCTGGGGTGCGCTCGACCATCAGCTTGGCCGGCCGGAATACCTCCCATGCCTGCTTCTCTGTCGTGGCGCCTGAGTACACTTCGGCGCCGAACTCGTTGTCCGCAGCGAACATGTAGACGCCAACACCGCCGCCGATGATCGACTTGCCGTTCTTCCTGGGAACGAACACGGTGATGGTGCGGAACCGGCGGTTGCCATCCTTCTTCTGCACCCAGCCGAACGGGATACAGACAGCGAACAACTGCCAGGGCTCTAGGGTGATCCGCTCGCGCTTACTGGCCCACTTGCCCTTGGTGTGCGGCAGTAGCTGCAGGAACCGGGCGACCTTCTCAGCCTTGGCCGGGTCGAACTTGTACGGGAATGCCTTGGATCTCGACTTGCGCACGTCCGACATGTGCCGCTTGCAGGCCAGCTTGATCCACTTGCAGGCCACGATCTTGCCGGATATGACCTCGCGCGCGTAGTCCTCAGCCTTCGCAACCAGCGGATGGTCAGGTTTTGCGGCCATTACAGATCAGCGAATGGGTTGCCGCCGGGCTTCTTCGATACAGGTCCAGCCACTTTGGCGCGATCAGATGGAGTCATGCCGAACTTGCCGAGCAGGGTTTCGAGGCGAACCAGTTTGGCCGCAGTGAAGTCGACGGGGTTTGAACGGAATTCCTGCAGCAACAGAACCGTAATCTCCAGCGCGAACCGGTCGGACTCGGTGACCACGTTCTTCGGTGCGGCCTTCACGATCTCTTTCCAGATCGCAACCCGGTCGCCATCGAAATAGCTGGGCGCTCCTTTCAGCGGGCCAGCCACTTCCGGATCTTCGCGCTTGCGATTGGGGTTCTTGTCGAA